AATCTAACATAGAGAAAAGCAATGTTCATTTATATGGTCAAAACAGACCACAAACAATAATGGACAGAGTATTAAACAAAATATCATAATAAAACCAAACTAAAATAATTAAAAATGGCTACTACAACTTCAATTACAAGTACTTATGCTGGAGAGTTTGCTGGAAAGTATATCTCTGCTGCATTATTATCTGGTTCTACTATAGAAAATGGTGGAATTTCAGTAAAACCTAACGTGAAATTTAAGGAAGTAATCAAAAAGGTCGCTACAAGTGGACTTATTGCTAATGCTTCATGTGATTTTGCTGACACAGGTTCAGTAACATTAACTGAAAGAATCCTTCAACCAGAAGAGTTCCAAGTTAATATTGAACTATGTAAAAAAGACTTCCGTTCTGATTGGGAAGCTGTACAAATGGGATATTCTTCATTTGACAAACTACCTCCAAAATTTAGTGATTTCTTAATCTCTCACGTTGCTGCTAAAGTTGCTGAGAAGACTGAGCAAAACATCTGGAGTGGAGTTAACGCTAACGCAGGTGAATTTGATGGATTCTCTACTTTATTAGCTGCTGATTCTGATGTTATAGATGTAACTGGTTCTGCAATTACTTCTGCTAACGTAATCGCTGAATTAGGTTCTATCGTAGATGCAATTCCTTCTTCTTTATACGGACAAGAAGATATGTATGTATATGTATCTCAAAACATCGCTAGAGCTTATGTAAGAAGCTTAGGTGGATTTGGAGCTTCTGGATTAGGTGCTGCTGGTACAAACTCTCAAGGAACTCAATGGTGGAACAATGGCTCATTAAGCTTTGATGGTGTAAAACTATTTGTTGCTAATGGATTAGCTGATGACACTGCTGTTGCTGCTGAAAAATCTAACCTATACTTTGGAACAGGTCTTTTATCTGACCACAACGAAGTAAAAGTTATCGATATGGGTGACTTAGATGGTTCTCAAAATGTAAGAGTAATCATGAGGTTTACAAGTGGAGTACAATACGGAATCGGAGGAGATATCGTATACAGAGTAAACGCTTAATAATAATTAAATAAAGGGTGGGCTTAACCACTCACCCTTTTAATACTAACTTTTAAAAAACTAATAATATGTCTTGTAATTTATCACTATATAGAACAGAGCCTTGTAAAGACAGCGTTGGTGGATTAGATAAAGTTTACTTTGTTAATTATGGCACATTAGGAGATATCACTTATGATACAACTAACACAGATTCTATAGAAGCTGTTGCTGGTTCTCCAAATGCTTATGAATACGATATTAAAGGAACTTCATCTTTTACACAAAACATTCAATCTAGTAGAGAGAATGGAACAACTGCTTTTGAGCAAGTACTAGAACTTTCTTTACATAAACTAACTGTTGCTGACCACAAGGAATTAAAATTACTTTCTTGGGGAAGACCTCACGTTATCATAAAAGATAATAACGGAAACTATTTCTTGTCTGGATTAGAGCATGGAATGGATGTTTCAGGAGGAACTGTTGTAACAGGTGGTGCTATGGGAGATTTAAGTGGATACACATTAACATTAACAGGGATGGAAAAGATTCCTGCTAATTTCTTAGATGCTGACCCAACAACTACTGGGTTTACTGTTGTGAACTCTTAAACATAGTACACTCTTAAACATAATAGATATAAAGCCCTTTAATTAGGGCTTTTTCTATATAAAACAAAATCAATACTTTTCAGTTATCTTATTATGATAAGATTACTTCCAAATACAGATTCTCAGACGATTAATATAATCCCTAGAGACAAAACGTCTTTGTCAAGTATAAATCTTACTATAACACAAGACGGAACAAACAAAAGCGAAACACTAACAGACCTTACAGCTTCTGACAATGGAAACTTTGTTTCTGTATCATTAGCTTCTACTATATTAAAAGATGAAACTGCTTACTACTTACAATTCAGTAAAGGTGGTAATTTATGGTATAGAGATAAGGCTTATGTAACTTCTCAAACAAATGATGAAGTAATACACACATTAAATACGAACAAGTACACTGAATATGGTGCTGGTTCTGAAGACGAATATATAGTAATATAATATGGAAAATAAAAATATTAGAGTAGTCAATTTATCTGGTTATGAAATACCAGAGATAAAAGAAGTCTACGGAAAAGACTGGGTTCAATACGGAGATAACAATGATTACTTTGATGAACTTATAGATAAATACTTAGGCAGTCCTACAAACGCTAGATGTATAAATGGTATTGTAGATATGATTTATGGTAGAGGACTAGAAGCTACAGACAGTGAGATAAAACCTGAGATGTATGCCAAAATGAAAATGCTATTAAAACAAAAGGATTTAAGGCGTGTTGTAAACGACTATAAGATGTTAGGTCAGTCTGCTGTTCAAGTGGTCTATAACAAGCGTAAAACAGCCGTTGTGAAGGTGCTACACTTTCCTATGGAGACTCTTAGAGCAGAAAAAGCTAAAAAAGGTCAAATAGAAGCTTATTACTACCATCCTAAGTGGTCTGAAATGAGTCCTAGTGACAAACCTAAAAGAATACCTTCTTTTGGTAATGGTTCTAAAAAAGAGGTTATAGAAATATATGTATTTAAACCATATAGGTCAGGATTCTACTATTATTCTCCAGTAGACTACCAATCTTGCTTACAATATGCAGAATTAGAAGAAGAAGTAAGTAATTATCATATAAATAATATAAAGAATGGATTACAACCTTCTTTATTAATAAACTTTAACAATGGAGTACCTAATGAAGAAACTCAAGAGCTTATTGAGCATAAAATATATGATAAGTTTAGTGGCTCTTCAAATGCAGGTAAATTCATACTTACTTTTAATGAGTCTACAGAAACTCAAGCAGATTTACAACCTATTCACTTACCAGATGCTCATGCACAGTATCAATTCTTGGCTGACGAAAGCAGGGAAAAAATAATGCTTGGTCATGGTATTGTTTCTCCTATACTTTTAGGTATAAAAGACAATACAGGGTTTGGAAACAATGCAGAAGAACTTAGAACTGCTTCTATACTTATGGATAATATAGTTATCAGACCATTTCAACAAAATATTATAGATGGTTTAGATGAAATACTTGCATTTAATAAAATATACTTAAGCTTATACTTTGTAACTCTACAACCAATAGAATTTACAGAATTAGATAACATTTCTACTAAAGTTAAAAGAGAAGAAGAAACAGGAGAGAAGTTAAGTTCACAAGAAGAATTAGATTTATCAGATGAAGGTGCAGATGACTTGTACAATCAACTAGAAGTATTAGGAGAGGTTGTTTCTGATGAATGGGAGCTTATACATAGTGAAGCAGTAGGTAATGACAATGAAGAGTTTGATTTAACTAAACTAAGTGTATCAGAAGATGATGCTAAACCTAATAAGAAGTCAAGTCAAGATAATTCTGGATATAAAATAAGATATTCTTATGGTCCAGTAAGAAACTCTGATAAAAGTAGAGTATTCTGTAAACAAATGGAGTCTCTTACAAGTAAAAACTTAGTGTTTAGAAAAGAAGACATTACTCTTATGTCTTTTAAAGGATTAAACAGTGAATTAGGGCATAACAAGAGTAAATACAACCTGTTTAAGTTCAAAGGAGGTAAAAATTGTCATCACTTCTGGGAAAGAAGAGTATATAAAAAGAAAGTAACACCAAATACCGAAGTTGAAGCTTCAGATGCTGTAAAAGACGGATTTAAGGAACCAAATAATCCTCAAGAAGTCGAAGTTAGACCAGTAGATATGCCAAACAGAGGTGCTTATCCAAAAACTAAATAATTATGGCACAGAAAGCACTCTTTATAACAATAAATGATTTAAAAAGAAAATCTATAATAGATGGAAATGTAGATGCTGATAAACTAATACAGTTTATTGAAGTAGCTCAAGATACACACATTCAAAACTATTTAGGAGGATTACTCTATAAAAAACTACAAGCTTTGATATTAGCAGGTACTATAGATGATGCTGGTAATTCTGATTATAAGTTATTACTAGATGATTATGTAAAACCTATGCTTACTTGGTTCACGCAAAGCTCTTACCTTCCTTTTGCTATGTATCAGATTAGCAATGGAGGTGTATTTAAACATAGAAGTGAAAACTCAGAAACTATTTCATTAGAAGAAATGAGAATGATGTTAGCTAAAGTTACAGAAACAGCAGAATTCTATACTAGAAGATTTGTGGATTACATGGACTATAACAGTACACTATATCCAGAATATGTATCTTCTACAAATGGAGATATGTACCCTGATAAAGATGTTAATTTCAATTCTTGGGTACTTTAATGAAGAGTAAAAAAATAAAAACATATAAACCTAAAGAAAGTAATGTGGCTAAGTTAGATACTTTCTTACAAAAACTAAATAAAGATGGCTACACTTTCAGGAAATAAAATAAAAAATACTTATCAGTCACTTGTAAAGTTTTCTGATAATGGAAATATAACAGTTAGTGCAAAACAACTAACTGATGGTTTTGGTAACAACTCTCCTATGTTTGTATCAACAACACAAGTAGGAATAGGTGTAACACCAGAATCAGGATTAAACCTTCACGTTTTTGGAGATGCTAAAATAGGTAGCAATCTAACAGTAATCGGAAATTTAGTAGTAGAAGGAAGCACTACAACAGTAGGAACAGATACATTAACAGTTAAAGACCCTTTAATTGTATTAGCAAACAACAACACTTCTACAGATGCAGTTGATATAGGTTTTTATGGCAAATATCATCCTTCTGATACTACACTATACTCAGGACTGTTTAGAGAAGCTCTAACAGGTAAATACAGATTATTTAAGGGATTAGAAGTTGAACCTACTACAACAGTAAACACAAGTGGAACAGGATATGCAGTAGCTAGTTTAGTTGCTAATTTAGAAGGTAACGTAACAGGAGGTACTATTTCAGGAACATTATTAAGTACTGTTTCAGCTACTACTCAAAGTGCAGGGGATAATTCAACAAAGGTGGCTACAACAGCTTATGTAGATGCTTCAATAGGTAATTCTACTTTAGCAGAAATACTTGCTAATGGAAATACTACAGGAGGAACGGATTTAGCAGTAAGTGCAGGAGATGATATAAATTTTACAGACACAAGTAAATCAATATATGGTACTGATGGAGAATTAGAAATACATCACAACGGCAGTAATAGCTATATTACAGAAGATGGAACAGGAGCTTTGTATTTACAAGGTACTTATATGTACTTAACTAAAAGTGATGGTTCACAAAAATATATAGAATTAGATTTAGATGGTGCTACAGATTCTAGGGTAAAGCTTAATTACGGAGGTGCTAATGTATTAACAACAACTTCAACTGGAATTTCAGTTTCAGGAATAATATCAGGATTAACTGACCCAAGTGCTGCTCAAGATGCTGCTACTAAAGCTTATGTAGATGCCTTAGAAATAAGTAGCACATTATCTGAAATACTTGCTAATGGCAATACATCAGGTGCTAATGATATTATAATGGCAGATGACCAAAAAATAAATTTTGGTG